ATTTTAATGTACCAGATTTAGTCCTAGCAAGCACCATGTTTGCATCATGGTTAAACAATGCTACAACATCGTTCATATCTGAATTAGTAAATACTTCTGGACTCATCTCCTCGTCATACCAACCCATATCATAGGCAGAATTAAACACAGTTGCAGTGCCTACAATAGTACGAGATTCAGGCATAGCGCGAAACTCGTAATTTATACTTCTTTTCTCCATTATTTCTTCTTTTGACCTTTCGTCCATTATTTTATTAGCCGTTCTTTCTGCCCAGGGTAGCATTGTTGAACCACCCCAAGCATCATACATAATTGAACCGCATATTTCATTGTCGTTATCATCAAAATATTTACCTTGGTCATATACCTTGGCTCTGCTTAAAAAACTATATGTCCTAATAACCTCATCCTCACTTAATGCCTCTCTGCTTGATAACTGCCTTGCCCTTGTCCAGCCTACACTTGTACCGCATTGGCTGCCATTCTCTTCTTTATGCTTCAAAGCCTTCTTTGCTGCATTAGTTGCTGATTGTGGATAGTTACTGTAGGGCATAATTTAATCATTAGAATTTTCTTCGCCATTACTATTCATTTCTTCTTCAGCTTCGTGTGCAATATCTTCAGAGGATGGCTCTATTTTTATATTTGATGCTAAAGGTAACTCATAGCTATCACCACCTGGATAAGGATTCATATTTTCCTTAATCCTAATTTCATTTGGTGACATTGCTAATACATTACGCATCGTTGTGTAGTAAGAAGATCTTGCTGCCACATCGCCACGAAGTAAGCCATCAAGGTTAAAGCGTGTACTAAACTTGTCTTTTTCTACCTCAAAAAATATCTTTCTATTAAATTCTGCCTCAATAATTTCGCACAATGGCATAATGGTATAGTTAACGAACATTTGAGACAACTGCTCCATATTGCTAAAGGTAGCCTTATCCATATCTTCCAGCAAAACACCAGGCACACCTGTAATGCGAGCAATGTCGGAGATAGTAGCCTTCTTTGTTTCATTAAAAGCTGCATCATTAGGATTAAGTCCTACTTTTTGAAAGTCCATGCCTTCCTCTAAGATGGCAGTACCTCCAGCGTTTTGACTTCCGCCAAAAGCACGATTAAAAGAAGATTTTAATCTGTCGTATGCCTCATTGGTTAACTTGCCAGGATGTTTTAGCACTCCGTTTAAATGTGCGCCATTCTTATAAAAGTTCGCACCGTAATTTCTATTGGCTAATGCTAAACCATAATTATCTCTATGAAGGTCCGGCATTACAAAACCATCTATTCCATTCCATGAAAGATTAGGAATATGTATGATGTTATCGTAACTATATTTCTTGTTTGTCTTCTTGTTTCTAAACAATAATTCACCTCTTGTATTGTAATAGCTTTCCATTTGCACAGGATCCAGTATTAACAGACTTGTAATCCTTTGGCTATTTGCATTTCTTGTTATAGCTGCGTAAAATACACCATGGCTTAAATAGTGCAGAACCATTGTTTTATAAAACGTGTGAGCCGTATAAAATTGAGATGGCTCACGGCTAACTATTTTATAATTTGGATGCTCTTTAGCTATTCTCAAACTTCCATCAGTACCTTTCTCTATAATATCAAAAGGCAAGGAAGCAATAACACCTCCAAGTATTTGAGTAGCACGGTAAAATGCAGGAAGACCAATAATAGAATATTCATCTACCGCAACACCAGCAGCAGAGCTTCGCTGAAATAAAGCGCCTAATGTATCACCGTTAATTGGTGTACTTGGATTTTCTATACTGGCGCGAGTACTAGAAAAAAAAGTCCGCATGGTGTTAATTAATCCCATGCGGCAAATATAAACCAGATTAGTATGAATTTTTCAACTTTGAGTAACAGACTACACAAATTTCATTTCCATATAATTACTTTTTGCTTTACGGAAACTATTATACGTTGTGTATTTTTCATCAAGTCCTAATTCTTCCCTTTCTTCCTCTAATTTTTGCCATGCCTCTTGATGTGTCCGACATTCTCCAGACAATTCATAAAACCTATGAAAATATCCGGATGTTGAATTAATTTGTCTAACCTGTTGAGCGTACTCATGTTTTCTCATTAAATTCTCCATAATTAAAAGGTTTTTATTTTAATTAGGTACATTTTATAGCATTAATAAACCACTTTCTCTTTCTTTACTTTCGTATATGGTTGGTCTATCTCCTTGCATTATTTGTGCGTATGCCATTACCATTGCTACCGCTCCATCTACTTTTTCTGTGCTTTTTGCCTTATCTATCTTTATATTTCCTGCAGGATCAAGTCGCAAAATAACATTGCTCATCATCCATTCTAATACTGGGTTTCCATCGTGCGTAATTTCATGAGATAAAAACAACTTTTCTACTTCTTTGGTTGGTGCAGACATAGAAATAAAACCTTGTCCAAATGGTTTCATGTTTGCGCCATCGTTTGTTAGCTGAATAACAAGCTGAGATGCATTCCATCTGTCAAAGCAAATACATTCTATTTTGTACTTATCCGTTATCTCAATGACTTTGTTTTTTATGTAATCGTAATCCGTTACGTTACCATCTGTCATAATTAAATAGCCATCTTGTTGCCATTGCAAATAAGGTACACCATCACTAAGAGATCGCTCCCTCACATTGTCTTCAGGACAAAAATAATAACTTTTTATATGTGGTTTAGATAATCCTTCCTGCACAGGAAAACAAAGTACAAGTGCGCAAATGTCACGCGTAGAAGCCAAGTCTAATCCGGCAAAGCATTTTTTATTATATAATGTAGCATCATCAATAAATAACCTTGTTGCATCAATGTAGCTTTGAGATATCCAAACGGAGGATGTAGATGTCCATACGTTTAAATTCTTAGTCATAAATTGTATTTGTTTTGCCGCTCCTTCGTTTAATGCCTTTTGGTACTGGTTATCCATGTAGTCCATGTATGGAGTTACACCAAGATTTGGATTGCTCTTTGTCCAATTCTTTTTATCCTGCCAATCATCGCCTTCATCCAAGCAGAAAAGAAGCGGAAAAACAGATTCATCAATCTTTCTTTTCTCCAAAATATCAATCATTACTTTTCTGTACATATAACATGGACTTTCACGATTAAATCCTGCAGTAGTAGTAATAAGTAATAATGGCTGAGTTCTTGATCCCATACCAGTTTCCATGACTTCCAAAACATCGCTTGTCTTATGCGCGTGGTATTCGTCAATAATAGCACAATGTGGATTTAATCCATCTAAAGTATCAGCATCAGCACTAACCGATTCAAATTTAGTGTTAGTCGTAGGTACATTACAATTATACTTTAATACATTAACTAGCTTGTTAAATGTCTTAGAATCATTCTTTAAATTCTTTAAAAATACCTTTGCAGTATCAAATGCTATCCTTGCCTGGTCTCTCGTAGTTGCAGCTGTGTACACCTCCGCTCCAGTTTCATTGTCAAGCAAAAAACAATATACCGCAATAGCAGCAGCAAGTTCTGTCTTACCATTTTTCCTTGCAATCTCAAGGTAAGCCTTGCGAAAGCGTCTGCCGCCAGTCTTCTTTTGCCATCCAAACAATACCTTTATAAAAAACTCTTGGAAAGGTTGAATATTAAAACGCTGCCCGGCAAACTCGCCCTTGGTATGTCGGAGTGCAGAAATAAAAGAGAAAGCCCTGGTTGCCTTCTCCTCTGAATAATAGTACTCCCAATCGTTAACTTGTAAATCTTTTAAATGTCTTTCAACTGCCAACCTTGCGTAGTTGCCAATGTGTAATCGCCCCGAAACAACATCCTCTATAAATTTCATTTATTTACTCTCGCATCTATTATTAAAAATCTAAGCATAATAAGCAAGGCAATAAACCCCATGCTTTCAAATAAGTCTATATAATTGAAATTAAAGAATTTAACAAATAGCCAATTCCAGAGATAGTAAAAAGGTATAGACAAACTTACATCAATAATGCCAAGCACTATTATAAATGTAATAAATTCATAAATGCTTTGTTTCATCAGTTCATTTTTAATAATTTAGCTATTTCATCATCTTCATTATCATTACTGTCTCTAAAATAATCTAATTTTAAACGGCTGCCAGGATCCAAGCCTAAACTCTTTGAAATCTCTAAAAACATATCCATAGATTGCTTAAATGCTGTCCATTCTGCAGAAACCTGCCTTGCACCGTTTGGATGCACCATTACTGCGCCCGATACTGCAAGAACCTCGGCATTATAAAGCAGATGGCCAATAGCACGCGTAGCAATGCTCAAGAAAATGTCATCAACATCCTTGCTTGCCTTGTGCGCTTGGAGATGCTCCTTTAATTTCTCATAAATCTTTACCTCATCCTCATTCAACTGCAACAATGCTTTGCCAACTGGCGAGCCGGAAAAGGTTTTTATCCTGGAAGGGATAAGAGTGCCTTGCAACTCTTTTGTTTTCAATGTCTTTGCTCTCATTTTGTATGTTTTTTATGTTTTGTATATAACCCCCTCTTTGGATACTGAATTGATGTGAAGAAAAT